GACGCTCTTCCGATCTTTCTTGATATGAATTATCCGTTCCATAATCAAAAGTTTTATTATCTGCACGATTTAATGCCCCGCCTGCTTTTATTGGTTCAACCTTACAATCTAAAGTTCTATCATAAACCCATTCTCTGACTACATTTCCGCTACTAGCCTGAGTATTTTGCTGAACATATATTTCAGCGGTCATATTCATAATACTACCAATAAATGAATTAATCATTAAATAATAACAATCCCAACATTACGATATTGATCAAGAATATTATCTACGATAAGATTACCAGTACCATTGTATGCACCGGCCTTCATTTCAAATGAGACTTCACTCATTGTAATCTTATTAAGATATTTAACTCTCCACGCAGAATCATTAGACATATAATCACCAGCAAGCAATATGGTTGCAAGTTTTACGTCTTGTGGAACATAATTCCAACCAATTAATCCAGTAAATTTATATCTTGAATTATCTCTAAACTTACCATAATAAAGAACTGTTGGATCAACTTGATTATCATAACGAACGTCCCAAGCGTTATTTATAATTCTCACTACACGGCTTGTTTGGGTTATTTCAAGATCAAAACCAAAGTTATTAAATGTTACACTACCATTTGATGCAGTATACATAAGTATTCCATTTTCATACATTGCATCAATTGATTGGACAGGCTCTGTCAGCCATGCTGCGTCAGAGCCATTTCCAACTACTTCTTGAGATCCATATCTTAAAGAAAATTGTTGACCAGTATATCCATTAATAACTGTTCTTGCAAGTTTTTCCATATTAGTAATTTGTGCATGAGATTTATAATTATTATCTTGTGGGCGAGTACCAAAACCATAATAATCAATTATGTCTGAAACTGTAGCATAAGGAGTAACAATTTCAACATAACTAGTTTCTGTTGTTGCACTACCATTTACTGAATAGGACCATTGAACTTCTAAAACCCTATTAATTAAAGTTATTGACGGACCTATTTCAAAACTGTACAAACCCAAATATGGTTCATTATATGCTGACCCTGAAGTTAAAAGCGTATTAGTAGAATCATCTGCATTATATATTTTTACTGTTACAGTTCCATCAGCATCTACCTTGTTGCCGTCTCGGTAAATTACTAATTCTATTTTATCTGTAGCACCACTATGGATTTCTTGCAATTAAATTACCTCCAAATTAGGAATAATAATCCTGTACCTCTCTTGGAGTTGCTGGACGAAAACCTTCATGATGATCAAATATTTCCTGAGCAAAACTCTGCGGAAGAGCCATGTACGGGTGATCCATTGTAAAAGTTACTGGACCAACTTGATATGAAAAATTTCTTCTTTCCATTTTCACAAGCACTGTACTTTCATTTCTAAGAGATAGGGCTGGAGCATTATTCACGGGAACTTCTATTTCATCCTTATCAATATTCATAAATCTTTCATAATCTTGATAAGTAACTCCTTCTTCCTGCATAAGAAGAATAAGAGCATTCTTAGTTATTTTTTCTGGCATATCAATACCAAAACTTTCTGCAATTTCCTTAAGTTCTGGTAGTTTAAGATCTTTAAAAGACATTTATTTTCCTTTCGTCATTATAAATTATAACAGAAACCAAACAAGGGAGGCATTTGCCTCCCTTGCGTGGTTTTTATTCTTATTAGAATGTAGTTGTGTAAGAAGTTGGGTTTGTACCACCAGTAATGCTTGAAGCATTTGATACGGAAAGAGATGTACCAAAGTTTGGAGCAGTACCAGCAACCTGAATATTCTTAACAATAACGTGTGCGTCGTAGTTTTCTAAAGCGCAGCCAACACGAATGAATAGAGTGTATTCAATTGTGTCTTTCTTTGGCTGGAATAGACGATAAACGACAACATCGCGCTTGATACCAACAATGAAGTTCTGTGGGAATGTAAGATGTACATCACCATATAGAGTTCCAGTTGTAGTTACAGTCATGCTTGGTGCAGTATCTTTTGCAAGGTCTTCACGCATCAACGGTACGTTAATAACAGGAATACCAAAAGCAAATGGTGTAACTGTACCGGGACCACCATCGTTAGCAGCCACATCACCACGAATAATTGGTGATGCAATGTCAAATGGAATGAAACCTTGTGCGCCAGTTGCGCTCATTGCAGTCAAGTTGTACAAGTAATCCTGTACAAGGTTTGAACCGGCAAAGAATCTCAACTGGTTTCTACGCTGCTTGTACTTACGGGGCATAGCCTTGATTGCATTGTTAAAAACAGTGCGGTCAAGACCTGCTGTCGCAGCATCAACAACGTGTGCATTGCTAATAGCAAGTGCGCGGAAACCATTAAAAGCACCATAAAGACCTGTACCTGTAGCGGTATTACCATTGATCAGTACATCTTCAATATCATTACCTGCCTGTGTTGCCATTAGACGAGCGATATGATCTTCAAGATCTGGACCCTCAAGGTTGTCTTCAAGTGCTTCGGCTGAAAGTTCCCAGTCAAGGCGTAGTTTCTTTGTTGTTAGAGAAATCTTAGAGAAAAGTGCGCCCTGCTGAATACTACGGGGAGTATTCACATAATCCTGTGGATTATCTTCGGTTGCAACAGTCATAATTCTCTGACCAACAGCCACACGGTCAATTTCAGTGGTGTTTGAACGCATACGAATTGTCCGTGCTGACTTGGCTAGAATTGTGGCATCCCACATGTAGTCAAGGAAACGATTGGCCTGATCTGGATAAAGAAGACCATTACCGCTGAGAGTAGTAGCATCACCATTTAGGGTTGATGCTGCTGAACCTAGACCTGAAGTACCTGATTGAGTATCAATAACTTTTTGTAAAAGTTCGTTGCTCATATTTTTTTTCACCTACCTTTTTTTAAAAAATTATATTAAATTATAAGATCTAAGATCATAGATCGCGTGCGCCGAGGAAGTGCCCGTTCCATATGCTCTTTGTTATTTTATTATTATCTGTTGAGGGCTGTTCGACCTCACCAGACTTTCTTACTGCTGTTGCTGATTCAAAAGAATCAACGCGCTTCTGTAGATCCAGAAGTTTCTGAGTAACCTCTGCAACATTGTTTGAAAGATCTGTGATCTTTGAACCAAAGTCATCAATTGACTTTTGAATGTTGAGGTTGAAATCATCAACTGACTTCTGAACGTCCTGTGCTGCGTTAGTAGCATCAGCATAATTCTTTTTAATTGCGTTTTCAAGGTCAACTTTTAGCCCGTCAACCATCTTAACAAAATCAAGTTCATCTACAGGGAGTTCTGAAACGGTTGCGGCCTTCTCTACAGCCTCTTCTTCAACAGTTTCAAAAACTTCTGCAACGGCTTCTTCTGCCACTTCATCGACCGGAGCGGCCTCAACTAAATTAGTTTCTTCTGCCATTTCATTTCCTCCTTTACTTATTATTTTTTCATCGATACTCTTATTAATTTTTACTTTTATTTTTGTAAGAGTACTTAATTTGTGTCCAACAATTTTATCTGTAGGCACAAAACCTTTATCTGTTTTCTTATAAACTTTAATGGCTGCTGCCGGATCTTCTTCAGTTCCAGTAATAGTAAATGAAGAATCTGGAACATCATAACTTCCATTACTTATTATTTTAGTAATTTTACCATAAGCAGTTCCACCGCTAGATCCCCACTTAACAAAATCACCAGTTGAAGGAGCATCTGCCTTAGTTATTGGGTTTTGATCTGGGTAAAGATTTATTGTTTCATTGCTTTCAACAATGTTTCCACTTGAATTAGTCGCTGCATCGCCCTCTCTTGTTGTTGCAGCATGAGTTGGTCCTCCAGCATCATCTTTCTTAAAATGAGCCTGAACAAACTTCTTTACAGTTTCTGATTTAGTTACATCTGAACTTTCAACCCATCCAATTGTTGACATTGGATCACCACAAATAACGCAATCTTTGTTATCAATTTCAGATGTTGTTGCCATTTGATCATTCTTGCACCAAAATACGTTTTCAACAGTAATTTCAGTTGCCATACCCTTCATCAACATACCATCTTCATTTTTCTGGATAGAGAAAATGTTTGCAAGCGGGTTGGCAGGATTATCAACTAAACTAAGTTCCATCAATTCGTAGTCTTTAATAACTCTGGTATCTTCTTTTGAGTCGCCGGGTTCGTATGAGGCTTCAACAATATTACCGCCAATAGAAAAGCCGGTAAGTGTACCATCTAATACTTTTTCCCATGTATCTTGGGCACCCTTAGAAATATAGGCATCAACATAGATGCCCTTATAAGATTTACCCGTTTCCTTATCAATAAAATCCTGTGTCTCAAATGAGACAACTTTACCAACTGCAATTGGCTGATGCATTTCTCTCAAATTACCGCGAAAACGATTAAAAGCCTTCTCACTGGCATCTGGAGTTACAATGTCACCATGACGATCAATATTATCAAGGGTCGCAAACCCTGAGACAGTTCTTTTGTCCTTATTGACCTTAGCAATTGGAAAAGCCATATTAATCTTTTCATTGCTATTTGTCCAATTAACTTTGTTAATGTCCATTTGAGATAATAGTAACAATAAATTTCAACAAGTCAAAATTTATCCTACTCTTCTACCCTCACCTTTAGGATTTCTTTCACCATCTGTTGAAGACTGGTTCATATTTCTTTGTTGATCACGACTTCTGTTACCAGAAGCCTGAGTTCTTTCTTCAGCACCTTGCTGAGCATTTAATTGAACTGGAGTATCCCCACCGGGGCGTGGAGTAAGACCTTTACGAACACGAATCTCGTTAGGTACAAGAACTTGCATTCTAAGTTGTGATTCATCAATTTTACTCTGAGTAAGTTCATCCGTCAAGGTCAGTTCATCAAACGCTAGAGAAAAGGCATCTGTAAATTCTTTAATAATTTGATTAATTTTGCGTTCAAGTTCATCCTGAGCCGGACGACAAACTTGCTCCTTAAAAGTTTTATCTGCTGCCATTGATGCGGCATTTCCTACACCATTAGGAGCGCCAATTTTGGAAATAGGAACACCATCTGCGAAAAGAATACGATCACGATTCTCAATAGCATAATTTCTGAAGGAAGAATCCTGAACACCGGCCTCAATTGGCTCCATTTTAAATTCTACGCGAGAATTTTCTCCATCTGAAGGAAGAGGAATGTAAAGGGTACGATGATTTCTACCCTTAAGGCCAGTTTGGAAAAATTCAAGAAGTTTTCTTTCAGAATCTCCGCTTAATTTAGCACCCTTAACAGTAATAATGTATCTAGGTACTGCTTTGTTCTCAAAATAGTCAAGATTGAATCTTGAAGCAAATTCATCTCCAGCAATTGCGTTTTTTGCAGAAATTACATCTGGAACACCATAATAAGTATTAGTTGGCGTATAAGTTTTAAAATGAATAACCTCGTTTGGTTGAGGATCTGTACCAATCTGATCCTGAGTTGTTGTATCACCAAAATTTCGGAAATAAGTATATCGATTATATACAACTTGAACAAAACCGTCACGGTGGCGGCGGATTCTCATAGTTGTTGTAGGAATATGACCAATATAACCAATTCTTCCGCTGGAAGTACGACCAATTTCCATGTATGCATTGCCACATGTCTCTAAATCAATATAAATTTTCTTCATAATCCACAAAAAACTGTCATCAGAGTTCAATGACTCTAAATATTCTCTCAATTCTGTTTTTGCAGATACAATTCTTTTACGGATTTTTTCTAATTTCTTATCATCATCCATAACATCTTCAATTTTACTCAAAGTTTTAGGAGTTTCTTCAAAATGATAACCCAAACCAACAACATTTGCTGCTTTTGCATTAATAGCAGCATGATGAAATGGTGAAAGGTCATAAAGTTGTGCTAAATACATTAAATTATAGGGTGGCTGAACAATTTGGAATAAAGAATAACCCGTTAGGTCAAGTGGATCAAGTTTCTTTGACTTAGCATCATCTAGACCAGTGTATGCTTTCTCTAATCTTGTTGCTTTTCTCTTAAAATTAGGACTTAAGCCTTCTAATTTACTTAATTCATCCCATTTTTTTGTAAACGGATCATCAAAACTTGATTCTGACAACAAATTTGAACTTTGACTACCCAAAGAAACTTTTATTAACTGATTTTCATCATCATCAAAATCATCAACTGGAATAAGCGACGTCAAAGTAATCCCATCTTTTTCTTTTCATCTAAATCTTCTTTAATTGCTGGAACATCAAGTTCGTCTGGGATTAATCCCCATATCAATCTATTCTTTTGCTCTTCATATTCTTCATCTGTAACCTGTCTATTACCTGCAAACCATACAGGTTTTCCTTCTTCTAGACCATAATGTTTTGCGGCTTCTTTTAACTTATTAATTTTTCGAATATCGCCTTTCATTGAAGCAATATTTAAATAATTACCGTCTTCATCGCAAACAAGTCCATCAGGCATTTTCCATAAGTATAAACCATAATTAACTTCTTCTACTTGTGTAACTCTTCTATTCACCATGTGAGTAATTTTACCATTTAATTGTTCTAAAATGCAATTTTTGTCATCACATTAACCAATTTTATAACCAGAAGCAGTTGTTAATGCATCATTATAATAACTTGGCTGCCATAATGACACAGGAATATCATTTATTGCCTGTATATTATTTGCTACAAAATGGTTATATCTTGCTGAGGCAGTAGATGCAGAAACAGCACTATTCCATAAATTGATATAAGCATAAGATGCATGGCTATGCTTTGCAGAAGTTTGATATTGACCATTTATATAGAAAGGACTTGCAGAAGGTCCACCAAAATCATAGAATATATGATAATATTCTCCAGTTGAAGCAGTAAAAACATTATCTGCATAGTAATTACCGTTTATATAAACACTTCCAGAACCATATCTCAGATGATTGGAACTTTGTTCAAAGTATAT